GTCTAACAGAAGCAGATAAAATGGTTTCTTTTAGAACTAACCGTAGAAGCCGCAGTAAACGTAATATTACAAGAGTAAGATAATGGCATATAGAACAACATTACTAACACAACTACAAACAGATTTGGCTACTGGTAACATAAGTGTAAGCACTGAGTTACCATATACGGCTGGTAGTGATAGTCTTAATATCAAAAATATGAAAACTTTATATTTAGATCAAGACAACACTACTATAACGCAGGCTGATACGTTTTTAGATAACGGAAGTGTTGATCAAACAGAAACTACCATTAATGCTTATGTAAGTGTAGATGCTAAAAACCCCCCTGCTGATTTGGATACACGAATCGCGAGTATTCAAAGTGCTAAACAGAGTGTGGCTAATGTTTTCGTAAGAGAATGTGAAACTACTACTGAGATTGAAAGCGATATTTTAACTTATACATTTGAGTATAGGTTTATAACAATATAAGAAAAGGAGAACCCAATGGGCGTAATAAATGTAAGTGCGAGTGATAAAGAAGCAACCGTTGTCATCAGTGACAAAGGTAGTTCTTATTCAGCCTCCACATCGATTACTCTATTAAACCTCAATGACATTTCTTTAACAAATACCCAAGGAACTTTTAGGTTTCAAACACTGGATTCACAAAGTGAATCAGTAGTAACAACTGTTGCTACAAATAGTGTTGCCTTAAACCTTGTTATTGATGAAGATCAGTTCTTTGGAACTGATGCGGCTGGTGAAACTTCACCGATCATCAAGAATGGATTATTTGGACAAAGTAATGCTAAAGTAGAAGTTGACTTTCGAATATATTTCGAAGGTTCAACTATTACTGGTAACAGATACATAGACGGAACAGGATTTATTACTGGGTTAACACCTACAGTAAATCCGGGGAGTCCTCTATGGGTCACACCGGTAACTATTGAAGTTAATGGAGAGTTGACAGAAGGAACTGTATAAGTTTACTTTTAAACTTCACAAAAAACTTAGTGCTACTCGGTAACGGGTAGCACACTTTATACAGGAGTTCAGTAATGGAACATAAATGGATGAGAAAATATATAGATGGTGTATGGACTGGTAGAGAAGACCGCATGGTTGTTCTCGAAGGTGGCATAGAAGCATCTATAGATGATTTAGCGAAACAACACGGCTTAGACTTGCCGGATGCTGGTGTCAAACCCGCTACAAAAAGCAAAAAAACAATAAATACAGTTGTAGATATACAGGAGAAAAGATATGAAGATTTGGAAGGAACACTCGACAGCAGACATACTGAAGAGCATGATGGAGGAGACAGCGAAGACTAAAAACGAACTTCGTTGTGCCCAAAAAGATTTAGAGAAGGCAACAAACAGATTAAGTTTTTGTTTGAGTGCCATTAACCACTTGTTACAAGGAGATATACAGAATGAAACTAAGTGAAATAGCAACAAAACCAAAACTAAACAAAATAGTTTTAGATAAAGAAGAAATAGTCGCAAAATATGGAGAAGCATTAGAGTTTTTCATATATGACAGACAACCCCTCGAAGTTTTTGGAAGATTAGCAAATGCTGAAAAAGAAAACTTTACCGATATAGCCAACCTAATGAAAGACTTAATCCTCGATGAGGAAGGTAACCCTGTGATGACTGAAGACAAACAGTTACCTTTTGAAGTATTAGTAGAAGCAATGACTAAGGTAAGTGAACATTTGGGGAAGTAACTAACCACGTTATTAAGCCGGGGAACAGTGATACAAACTTTATTTTAATGTTGGATACACTTGCTAAAAGATACGGCAAGTTACCAACAGAAGTGTTGCGTAAAGGAGATAGTTTTGATTTAAGTGTTATGGACGTAGCACTTACATATGAAAAATATCAACGAGACAAAGATAGCGGAAGTATAGATGAAAAAATGTATGATATGGACGCACTAAAACAAGCGGCAGATAAGGCAAAAGAGAATCATGAAAATAGACAGCAAAATATTTCAAAGAAGGATGAAAGCACTTAAAAAAGTGCCGGATCAGTTATTGAATGATGCTGAAAGGGAACTCAAAGCCAATACTCCTAAAAGGAGTGGTAATGCTCGTAATAAAACAAAGTTACGCGGAGATAAAATCCGCAGTGATTACCCGTACGCCGGTGCCTTAGACGCAGGTAGCAGTAAACAGGCACCTCAAGGATTTACTGAACCTACCTTAAGGTATATGGCTAAACACGTGGATAAGTTAATAAAGAGAATATAAAATGGCTAAAGACATAAGAGTATCATTAGAGTTAGACAGTAAACAGTTTGACAGAGGTATTAAAACCAGTAAACGTGAAGTAGATGGTTTAGGATCTGCTGGTAATAAAACAAGTAATATTTTAAAAACTTTAGCCGGTGCCTTTGCTGTAAGAGAAATAATACAGTTTGGCGATAGTATTACTAACTTAAAAAACAAACTGTTAACACTAAATCCAAATGCCCAAGAAGTAGCATTACAGTTTGATAGAATAAGAAAAATAGCCATTGATTCTCGTAGTGATTTAGATGGTGTTGGTGACTTATACTTTAGAATAGCAAGAGCACAAGATGAACTTGGTATAACCAGTGAAGAAACAGCAACCATTGTAGAGTCAGTATCCAAAGCCATTACAGCAAGTGGATTAAGTGCTCAAGAAGCACAAGGACCGTTACTACAGTTAGGACAAGCACTACAAAGTGGTAGATTCCAAGGTGATGAACTTAGATCTATATTAGAAGGTTTGCCGGATGTAGCAAGGGCCTTAGCACGAACTCTAAACGTTCCTATTGGTAAGTTAAAAGAACTTGGTAGTCAAGGCTTAATCACAGGTGATATTTTTGTAAGAGCCATGAAAGAAGCAAAAGGCAGTATTGACGAGGCTTTTGGTAACACTGATGTTACAATAGGACAAGGATTTACTGTAGTTCAAACAAGTTTTGCTGGTTTAGTAGAAACAATAGCAGATAGCACAGGTATTTTTGATAGTATAGCAAAAAGTTTAGTTACTTTAGCAGACTTTATAGAAAGATTAAGTGGTAGTGGTGAAGCAATACAATCATTTGGTAAAGCATTATTGTTTATAGGTGGTAGTGCGGTAGTATTAAGAAAAGGCTTTGTAGGTATATCAGCCGGCTTTGTTAGTGTGGCTAAAGGTGCGGCAACAAGTGCCACAGCACTATCACAGTTTTTCATAAACTTTAAAAATATTGGAAAAAGTATTTCTGTAACAACTTCAAGACTACTTGGCTTTACTACAGTTGCTAAACCTTTCTTAACTAAGTTAGGGCAAATGATCTTGATAGGCAGAAACTTGGCCTTAGTATTAGCAGGCCCTGTAGGTTTATTTTTAGCATTTAAAGGTGTTCAAAATGCTATTAGTGGTATCCAAGAAATGAAAGAATCGGACATCATAAGAAAAATAGCCAGTCAAGGCAAAGAAGTTACTATAAAAGCCATAAATGAAATAACTGATAAAATAACAGAGTTACAGTTAAGAATACAAAACCCCGATCTTAAAGGCAGTTTCATAATAGACTTAATGGCTATAAACAGAGATAAAAAAGAGTTAGATAAGTTAGAAAAAAGAGTTAGTGAGTTGTACAAAACTATAGACGACTTATTTGTAGGGCCAACTTTACCGGACGATCATCCTATAAGCATAATACGAAAAGAGGCAGCCGACGCCGCCAAAGAAACAAAAGCATTACAAACAGAAATAACTAACTTTATGTTAAAGTTAGGTGACATGACTCGTGATGATGAAGATAAAAACTTTTTAGGCGCAATAGCAAGATTAAACGAACTAATGGGTGATCCTAAAACAAATAGTCAAATATTAGAATATGAAAAAAATCTTAACACAATCTATAGAATGTTTGGAAAAACAAAACCAAAAGTAGATGTTACACCATTTGAAGAAATAAACAAAGCAGTACAAAAGGTTGAAGGATTACAACAATATAAAAATGTAATAGAACAAATAAAAACACAACTTGGGTTATTGGGCATAAGTTCAACGCAGGCAGAAGAACTTTT